CATATTGGAGATGCACCCCGAGGGCGAGGCGAACTGGCCCACGGTTCCCGCGACCGTCCTGGACCCCTTTGTGGGATCGGGTACATCCTGCGTCGTGGCACAGAAGTTAGGCCGTCAGGCCATCGGGGTCGACCTGTCCGCGGACTACCTCGCGTTGGCGACCCGACGTCTCAAGGCCGTCCCGCTGCCCATGGTGATGGCGTGAGGGGCACAATGAGGAAGCCATTGCCAAGTAGGTACCGTTGTCGGAATCACAAGACTATCGGTTGCCCCAACACCTACACCGAAGTGATAGGCGAAGACGGCGCTGGGGGTAGTGGATGGGGTCGGAAAAAACGCTCAGGAGCCGATTGTCTCCCATGCTACTACGCTGGCACGATGCGACAAGTCGGATCAACCCCCGAGATGGTCGAGGCTGTCCCGAAGTTCATGTTGGAATTCTCACTCTCCTTGGCTAGGGGTGGTTGGACATGGTCGGATGTGCAGGAAAGCTTCGCTAGGGGAGCAACACTAGCATGACGGGACAGGCGCGGATGGACCTGCGTATTTGCCAGGGGGTGGATTGGCAGCCGCGCGCCGACCTGCAACGGGACGGTACGTGTGGTGCGTGCGGACGTGCGCTCACCACGACCCGCTGGTTCTGCCGCGCGCCCGCCGGTTGCCGCCACACATGGCTTGAAAACCACCACTGGGGGTATGCGCGGCCAGCCGCGAGGAAACGAGCGAATGGGCAGTGCGTGCGGTGTGGTAGCGCAGCCAACGTAGAAGTGAATCACATCGTGCCGCGCGACGGGCAGGGCTACGCACGCGGCTGTCATCACCACCAGGATAATCTTGAAGCCCTTTGCCACCCATGTCATGTCGAGACGACGCGGCGACAGCGTGTGGAGCGCGCGATGGTGATGGCATGACGGCCGTATACGTCCCGCCCGTGTGTAGGATCTGCGTCCAGATGGTTGAGCTCCGGAGGGCCGAGTCCCTACTTCCCCGCTACACCCCGGAGAGCGACCGACTGAGCTGCCAGTTCCGCCAGCTCCAACGGGACCATCCCAAGTGTTCAAAATGCGGCTGGTTGTTCGGCCCAGCCCACGATAGCGTCGAAAGCGGCGGGGGGATGTGCCAGCCCTGCAGCAGGAAGTACGGAAGGAAGAAGCGGCATGGTTGAGCAAGATGGTGCAACGGGCCTCCTGATACCCAAGGGTGCGCGGCCTCCAGCTCGCACCTGGCAGTGCCGGAAGGGACACCGGCGTAGTGCATCTCACCCGTTCCGGTTGAAGTTTCTCATCGGGGATGAGGTCGTGATGGAAACGAATCCACTCTGTGCCGTCTGCTTCCGCGCGTGGCTGGAGCGGCAGTTCGGGACGCACGAGGTGAAGGTCCAAGCATCGAGGGTCAGGAGGTTGGGAGATGAGAACATTCAGACTCGTGAAGTCCGGACAGCCCCAGGAGGAGCCTGAGGGGGCAGCCTTCGATGCGGCAACGGTGCTGGCGGAGGGTGTCGAGTGGTCAAATGGCGAGGTGACGATGGCCTGTTTTCCTCTTGAGAAGGGGACTCATCATTATGTGTCCCTCGGCGACGTTCAAGAGCGCTACTGTGACACTGGCGTAGCGCAGATCAAGATGACATGCGAAGATTGCGACCCCGCAGAGGCGTAAGTCCACCAGCACTGACAGACGAACTGTAGCCCACCACCCAGGGGCAATGGGGTTAACACATGGGGCTTGCCGGACCGCAGAGGCAGATTGCGAAGCGCGTGTCGCGGCAGGCGCGGATCTGGCGTGTCCTCCGGATGAAGATGGCGGGCGCGACTGATCGTGATATCCGGGATGAGTTAGCGAACGATCCTGAGCAACCTGTCCGCATCTCTCATGCCCAAGTCAACCACGATTGGCACGACGCGCTCAACGACTTGACCGAGAGGAACCGCGGTCAGGCACAGCGCCTCAGGATGCTGATGGGGATCCGGCTCGAACGCTTACTCATGACGCAGTGGGCCAAGGCGACGGCACCGGGGGCGCCCGCCTCGGCCGTCGAGATGTGCCGGCGGATCATCAAGGACCAGACGGAGTTGTTTGGCTTGGCACGCGAGATCGGAGACGAGGACCGGCCGCTGACCTTTCAGGACGCGGACGAACAGGAGGACTATGACGGACTCAGCGACTCCGAGCACGCTACTCTCCTCGCAATCGCCGAACGGCAGGAAGCAGCCCGACTCGCCCTTGGGCCGGGCCAAGCGGAGGCTGCTCAACCTTGAGCGCCTGCGCCACCAGGCGGCGCGTCGGGATGTCGTCTACTGGGGTGAGCGGTCCTACTATGTCGAGGAGACCGAACGGCCCATCGTGCTGATGCCCCACCAGCAGGCGGTGTTGCGGTTCGCCCTGCACCGTGACGCGGAAGGCCGGCTTCCCTATAACACGATCTTGTACTCGTGCCCCAAGAAGAGCGGTAAGACCGCCATCGCGGGGATGGTGGCGCGGTGGGCGGCGGAGACGTGGGGGCGATTCGGAGAGGTTCTGTGCGTCGGGAACGATGCGAAGCAGGCGCAGGAGCGTGCGTACAAGGCGGCGCGGATCAGCATTGAGCTTTCACCCGGGTACCATCGGGGTTCCCAAGCACTCCCCGGGCGCTGGCACGTCCTGACGAAGGACGCGACCTGCTTGACCACCGGCACGACCCTGCGCGCGATCGCGACGGACTACAAGGGCGAGGCGGGCGCCAACCCCATCATGGTTGTCTGGACCGAGCTGTGGGGCTTCACCCTTTCAGCCGATCTGCGCTTCTGGGCCGAGATGGCACCGTCGCCCACGCGACCCGACTCGGTCCAGTGGATCGAGACGTACGCTGGCTACGAAGGCGAGAGCGAGTTGCTGTATGGCCTGTACGAGACGGCTGTCCAAGAGGGACGCCAGCTGACGGCTGGCGAACTTGGCGACCTGACGGCCTTTGCCGAGGCGCCCAATGCGGACAGCCTGGTCCCATGCTACGTCAATGAGCGCGCCAGGATGTTTGCCTACTGGGATGATGGGATACAGGCGCGGCGGATGCCGTGGCAGACGGGTGAGGCGGGGCGCCGGTATTACGCTACCGAGGCGGGACGCCAGACGGAGGCGCAGATGGACCGGCTCCACGCGAACCTGTGGGTGTCGGCCGAATCGAGTTTCATCCCGATCGAATGGTGGGATGCGGCGATAGCCCCTGCCGCCCCGTTGGAGCCGGGGAATCAGACGCCCCTGATCCTCGCACTGGACGCGGGCGTCACGGGCGACTGCTTCGGGCTGCTGGGGCTCACCCGGGATCCAGACCACACGGAGCCGCCCGGCCTAATCCTCCGGATGGTTCACAAGTGGACCCCGCCCCCTGGAGGCGCCATCGACTTCGCTGGGCCGGAGGCGATGGTGCGGGACCTGTGCGCACGGTACAACGTGGTGGAGGTGGCGTACGACCCGTTTCAGCTCCATCAGTTTGCGGGGCGGCTTATGAAAGAGGGCGTCGCGTGGTTCCGCCAGTTCAACCAGGGGGAGGAGCGCTTGAGGGCGGACAAGGGCCTGTACGACCTGATCGCGCACCGCAGGATCAAGCACGACGGCAATCTGGATCTGAGGGAGCACCTGACGAACGCGAACGCGAAGCAGTCGGCGAAGGAGGACACGAAGCTGCGGATTGTGAAGAAGTCGGACTCAAGAAAAATCGATCTTTGTATCTGTTTGAGCATGGCGGCTGCGGAGGCATTGCGGCTCAACATCCCTTGACAGGGCCACTGCGCGAGTATATACTGGCGGTAAGCTCACGAAAGGGAGTGATTGATATGCCGAAGATTCAGGTAGCTGGCTACGAGTGCGAGCGCTGTGGGCACCAGTGGAGCCCCAGGAAGGCCACGATAGGCGAACCCAAGGTGTGCCCGAAGTGTAAATCTGCGTACTGGGATACGCCCAGGAAGACAGGCCGGTGAATCTGTAGGAGGATGACGATGGAATACGAGTAGCAACTCATTGAAACAGCACCGAAAGATGGCACAAGGATTGATTTGTGGTTGAAAATCTATCCATCGCCACGTTCATTCGGTCTTGGGGATGCCTTCCGTGTGACTGAATGCTGGTACCACGACAACCAATGAGTGCACCTCGACCAGGGCGCTCTAGCTCCCCTTTATTTGCCTTACATTACTCACTGGATGCCTATGCCTGAGCCACCGATCCAGTGACGGCCTCTCGATGGCGGCGTCCGAGTCGCTCAGGCTGAATATCTAGCGACATGAGGCGCGACAGGGACCCGGGGGGACCTATATCTGAGACGTACCTGTGGCAGCGCGACAACATGCGCGACATTGGGAGGTGCACTCGTGAACCTGTACGACATCGACGTGACGGTCCGGTATCGCGTCATCGCGCACACGGAGGCACAGGCCCACGCGCTACTCACCAACACGATGCGAGAGGAGCTTCAGCGCCTACGGGATTCGGAGGAACGGTTGCACTTCGTCTGGCAGCGGATGGAGGAGAGCCGACGCCCAGCCCACATTGAGGAGGCGCACCTGGTTGGCGACGTCCGCACGGACAATGTCGTGAGCCCATTACCCCTGGCGAGAGGGTAGCGATACCGTAGCCGGATAGGGCCACCCTTACGAATCGTGGGCTAAACATCGTTACGACATTCGACGCCAACTCCCGGCGATCTCCTCAGCGCCACGACGAATACCGTCAAGGGAGAGCACCGCGCGAGATACCCCTTCGACGTTGCTCAGGACAGGCTCCGGGGCTTCGCCCCTCTGCACTCCCCAAGCAGATCCCGCCCGAATCATGGAGTTGACCGCGATTCCTGTTGTGTGGTACAGTACTGTCTAAGTACATGTGCTGCGCAGGTAGTGTTGTGGGAGGGTATGATATGCGCGACTACGTCAAAGAGATGATGACCGCCTGGGCTGAGGCTGGGGAACAGGCAGCCTATGATCTTGGGGGTGGCTTCCTCAAAGAGATACAGAGCGACTACGATAGCCTGAGACGGCAAGAATCGGCGATTCGGGCACTGGGGATGGTGCTCCAAGAACACGCAGAAGTTGACTCTACCCCGGAGCCTGCCGAGCCCGGCCATGGGCTTTCCGCGATAGAGCCGTCCGAACGGTCGAAGCGGATAACTGATGCTGCTAACGAGGTTCGGAGCGAACAGCAGCAGAATTGGGGTGGGTCGGAGAGCCACCTCGTCAAGACGCAGAGCGTGCTTGACGCTCTCAACAACAAGGGCCTTGACCTTGGAGTCCAGCAACCACTCGCAGTCATTGGAACGGTACTGGCGAGTGCAGACGGGTTCAGCAAAGTCTCCCGTAACACGTTTCTCTGCAAACTTCCCACGGGGATTCCTCGCTAGTCGCGTCGCGTGATGTTGTGGTAGCATGAGGGCCAGGTGGCCCGATGACGAACAACAATCAGCGCTCTGTCCAGAAGCGGTCCGTGCAGCAGGCGGGTTCCGGCAGCGGCCTGGAGCTCGCGTCTGACTCGCTGGTTCTCAACTTGGCCTCCGTGGCGGACAGCTTCACGCCCTGGGGCCGGAACCCGAAGGCCCGTGACCGTGAGCTGCGCGAGTTCTGGCCCACCGAGCCGATTCTCGCGTCCGCTCTGTACTCCACCGTCATTCGGAACGCCTCATTCTCCTGGACCCTAGAGGGATCGGAGCTGTCCGTTGCGGCGGTCCAGCAGATGTTGCATGAGTCCGACTTCGGAAACGGCTGGAGCAACTTCATCACGAAGTTCACCATTGATCTGTTCACGCAGGACAACGGTGCCTTCATCGAGATCATCCGCGCGACCGACTCGCCCACCGCGCCCGTCGTGGGCCTCGCGCATCTGGACAGCTTCCGGTGCCAGCGCACGGGCGACACGGACAAGCCCGTGATCTACACCGATCGCAAGGGCGTCCGGCACAAGCTCGCCTGGTATCAGGTGCACGCGGAGGCAGAGTTCCCCTCGCCGGTCGAGACGATGTTCGGCATGCAGCTCTGCGCCGTGTCGCGCGTTCTGCGCGCCGCTCAGTTGCTCCGAGACATCGGGATATATGAGCGGGAGAAGATTGCGGGCAACAACCCCAACGCAATATATCTGACCGGCGGGGTGCCGTCCCAACAGATCAGCGATGCGGTCCAGCAGCACAAGGATAAGCAGGCCGAGCGGGGCATGACGCGATATATCATCCCGCTCATCATGGGGTCGCTCGACCCCACCGCCACCGTGAGTGTGGACAAGATCCCGCTCAAGGAGCTCCCCGACGGTTTCAGTATTGAAGAGGCGATGCGCTGGTACATCAACCAGCTGGCACTGGGCTTCGGCGCGGACTATCAGGACTTCGCGCCTTTGCCCGGCGGCAACCTGGGCACCAGTACGCAGTCACTCGTCCTGCATCAGAAGTCCCGCGGGCGTGGTCCCGCGATGTTCATGCGGATGATGGAGAACGCCCTCAACTTCCACGGTATCCTGCCGTCCAACGTGGTGTTCCGCTACGATGAGCAGGATATCGAGGCGGACTTGGAGCAGGCCGAACTGGAGAAGAAGACGACGGAAACGCTGCATCTCCAGGTGCAGGACGGCATCCTGACGTCCGAGGCGGCCCGGCAAGTGCTGCTTGACAGAGGGATGCTGTCACAAGAGCTGTTCGATGCGCTCCAGGAAGGGACCGACCTGACACCCGACATCGTGGCGGAGGACACGGAACCGGCCGGCGCCGATACGCCGAGCGAACACACGGGTGGCGTCCAGACGGCAGCCCGCTACGAGGATGATGATGACAAGCCTAAGAAGCCGCGGCGCCGTCGGCGCAAGGCGGATGATGAGGTGGAGTTTGCCGACTTTCAGGAGGTGGAGAAGCTAGCCGCCGAAGCGACGATGGAAGCCAGCATGGCGAAGATCCTGGATGGCGCGTTCCGCAAGGCTCGCAAGATCATGGGCCTCCCGAGCCGGGTGCCCTCCATCAGGGCCCGCAAGGCGCTCCCTCAGGACATCTTCGAGGCGGACGACTTCTGGATGGAGTTCCGCGACGAGGCGGTCGGTGCCATGGTACCGTTGGTCCGTCAGGGCGCGACGGAGGCGGCCGCCTTCAACCAGGGCCTCGGTCTGTCCATCGACATGAACCTGATCAACCAGCAGGTGCTGGACTTCACCGGAGTCTATACGAACCAATGGTGGGATGAGATCGAGGTGGCGACGCGGAACGGCCTGCGGAGTTCCATCACCGCATGGCAAGAGACGGGCCTGGGGACGAGGGGGCTGCCCGATCTGGCCCGATCCCTGGAGCCGACCTTCGGAGCCGCAAGGGCCAAGCGGATCGCCGTCACGGAGGTGACGCAGATATTCGACGAGGGCAACCGGTTGGCTCACAACTCCGCCGGTATCGAGACGGAGGAGTGGCAGACCGCCAGGGACGAGAGCGTCGACACCGAGATCTGTAAGCCCTTGGATAAGCAGCGGTTTCCGACGAACGCGGGACCGCGGCCAGTCCGCGACACGCACATCGGTTGTGTGCTGCCGGGGACGGCAGTAGTGGCTACGGGAATAGAACGAGCCTATCGGACGTGGTACGACGGGCCTGTGCTAGAAGTTGCGTTCCATGAAGGGCAACGGCTTGCCCTTACCCCCAATCACCCTGTACTGACCCCTCGTGGATGGCTGGCGGCTGAGCTCTTGCGCCCAGGCGGTGATGTAGTCTGCGGCGGCTTCGGAGAGGGGAAAGTCGCGGTGAGGGGCGAACACGTAGCAGATCGCCCACCCTTGATCGAAGAGGTATTCGCTGCGCTCCCGATGGTTCGGAGGGTATTCCCCTCGGCTACGGAGTTCCACGGAGATGGGCGGTTCATGGATCGCGATGTCGACATTGTACGGTCCAATAGCAAGTTGCGCTGTGCATGTGGCTCCTCTGGTCTCCAACCAGTCCA